ATAACCATTAGGAGAAACAGTAGGCAAGTCTGTAAACCTTTGAACTGAATCTTTTACTATTTTTAATTGTGTATTACCTTGAGTGTCATTACCATCAATAGAAAAATTACTACCATCTGTTTTCTTTACATGAATTACACTTCCATTTCTGGCAATAGTAAATCCTGAAAGTCCTGAGTTAAGACCTGATTGCAAGTCAGAAGCAACTTGTGACGTGCTGAGAGATGAGTCGTTGGTTGTGTCATCTGTAACTGTAACCCCATCAACTGTTACTGAGTAAACAGTATTATTAGAAACCTGCTCTACAAATATTATTGCTTGTGTAATATTGCCACTTGATAAAGTTGTATCCATAGCAGCAACTACACTTGTATTCACAACAAATGTATAGTCAGCAATAGTAACAGTTTTTATTTCATCTCTAGGAGTAGATGTATTTAAGTAGGTAGTGCCATCAGGTTTGTTTACAGTCTTTTCATTCCCTGCCAAGTCATAGACTTTTACATTTCCATTACTAAAAATAGCTACATACTGTTCATTTGTATCTCTATTAATAGTTTGAATATGAACATTACCTAAAGTTGAAGTGCTTAAAGCAGTAACAAATTGAATACCTGATCTTTTAACAAGACCTACTACTGGGTTACTATCAGCATTGTCTTGTATGTCAGCGTGATCTGCTTGTTTAGATGAGTCAGAAGATTGAGAAACACCTCTAAGTAAAGTAGGTATAGCTCTTGATACAATTCCCATAGTTATCTGTTAAGAACATCAGCAGGTGTAAATGTATTTATAGGATTATTTAAATTTGGATCGCCTGTTAATACATTATGATCTGCATTTGATAGGTCTGTGTCCATTAATATTGATCTTGCTCTAGCTTCATCTTGTGCTGTATAAGTTCTTAGTCCATCATCTCCTACAGTTCTATCAACAAAAATTCTTGCAGCTTTAATATTCATATATCTTCTAGCAGGTTCAGGGATCTCATCAAATTCTCTGAAGTATGTAACATGACAGGTTAAGTCTTCATCAAAAACATAAGTATTATTTTTTCTGTCATATAGTTTCAATCCTCTTTGTATGACATCAAGTGTTGAATGGTCATATACATTGGTATCTATTTTTAAAATGTCAGTTCCTATTGCTATCTGATTACTAGCATCTCTAGTAAATACAACATTAAACTCTTGATTAAAAGACCAACCTTCTGTTTGTACTTCTTTATTTACTTCGGTTAAAGTTCTTTGTGCAATGACAGCATCAACAGGAAGAGTACCGACAAGACTGTTAATAGGTGCTTCGCCTATAGCAGCGAGCATGATATTAATACATTCAAGTTCGGTGGTTGCAGCTACAGCCATTCTTCTTTACTTTTTTTTTGATAGCTTAAGAGCCATGAGTTTATTTTTTTTAGCAGACTTTTTTTTGTCTGTTTTTTTAGGTCTTCCAACCTTAGAACCATACGTTCCCCTACCTGCTGGCATAAAAAAAAAGGGTATCTAATAATAGAATACCCCATTTTAAGAATTTAGGTAGATTATGAAGCAGACAATTTAATTGTTGCTGCACACTCTGGTCTTAGGATTCCATGCCCAAGTGCATACTTCGCTAAAAGTAATGTTGATTGATACATCATTCCGTAGTCTGCACCTGAAATCTCAGTTGTCATGTCCTGTAGTTTTACAGTTCCGACTGCTGATTTGTGGAAGACCAATCCAATAGTTTTGCTATCGTCACCTGAGTAGGTGTTGTTAGCTCCACTTGGGTTAGATCCCACGTTTGATTGAGGTACGTTGTTAGACATCATTACAGGAATACCTGCAACTTGTGTAACATTACCAGCAGCTACAGATCCATTACCTTGTGGGTTGAAATCTGTATTCATTACTCTGGTAGCAGATTCAGGAATCTTGTAGTATTCCGCAGGTGGTAACACACAGAATCTATCAGTAGTTGGAATATCTCTAGAGTCAAACTCTTGAGCTATATCATAGATAGCAGCAACAAGTTCATCACCTGTTACGTTTGCTGAAGCAGTATTACCATTAGCAAGTGTTAATACAAGACCGCCATCTCCACCTGTAAGAGTAGTAGATGCACGACTCGCATTAGCGATTACCTTCGCTACGTTTTGATCATACGTTTTTGCTAAAGCCTTTCCTAATTCCGCAGAATATGTCGCCCTTACGTCATAATGATTTTTTAATTCATCAAGCTTGGCGATTACTGCTTGAGCTATGAGCATATCATCTATGTTGATGATCTTTTCATTAGCTAAGATTTGGTTTGCTCCTACGAGAGGTGTGCCAATCGTATGATAAGCCGCAGTTGCAGTTCCTAAAACTGGAAAACTGGCTGATTTTCCGCTTGTGATCGTGCGAACAGAGTGGAGTTGCTCAGTAAAAATGTTGTTTTGAGCAAACGCTGTTAGAACTTCGCCTGAAAAAATTTTAAGAAAAAGTTCGTTAAAGTTTGTACCACTATTGTTTACAAGACCCAAACGAGAAGAGGTTTGGTTAGCCATTTTTAATGCTAATAATGTAAATAATTTTTGTACTCACTCTTTACTACTGACCTTTTCTTAAAGCGTTATCTGACGTATCAGGCACTTTAATATTTAGATTTGTATTAAGAGTCCTAGCAATTCCACTTGCGTAGTGCAAGGGCTTTCCTAGTTGGCTTACCATTTGGTTTCTTCATAGCTCCTTTGTTACCTTTCATTCTCGCACAAAAAGATTTTTTCCTACCTTTTTCACGTTTAGAAAGTCCACTTGTTTTAGTGACAGGTCGTTGCAACTTAGAACCTGTAGCAGCATTAATTCTTCTTCTCCCACTTTCTGATAATCCTCCTGTTGGATTCTTGTCAGATTTTCTGAGAGATAAAGATTTTCTGCGTGGAGACATGAACTACAGCAAATAGTAGCTTAATAAAAATATAACATTAACTTAAATTATTTGCTCATTTTTAATTTCTTTTTATTTTTAGGAAACCCTGCTTGCATATTCTTATATGCTTTATCAGTTATAGTACTCTCCTTCTTTGATCTGCTAGTACCAGACTTCTTGCGTTTGTTGATGTTGTAGTAGAGTCCTTTTTTAGCCATTGTTTAATACAGTACTGTCCTTTAATCTATTATATACAGATTGTGTATATGCTTCATCTCTATTATATCTTGGGTCACTCATGGCAGTTTGTATTTCTGCTGCTGTTTTGAATGTATTGGTTGCAGAAGTTGGACTTCTACCATTAATTAAAGATGGTTCATATCCTTCTGCTTCTCTCATCTGAGCAGCAAAACCTTGAACTGCAACTTTAATCATTGTTGGGTCTTGAGTATCAAGTATCTTGTCAAATGCCTTGAGAGTTTCGTCAGGTACATTTTTTTGTGTCCATTCTTTTAATTGTGTATAACCTTCTTCTCCACCTACAACTGACTGTATATCTTCTAACTGTGATTCCTGTATATCAGCAGCAGAATTAGCAGTACCTTTAACACCATCTAAATAAGTATCAATTACTTGTTTAGAAAATCCTGCTTTTTCTAATTTTGAATAATGATCTTCTGTAATATTACCTGTTTCTGTAAATGTGTCTGTAATTTCTTTGGTATCTATACCAACCTCTTCTAAGACTGAAGCTAATCCTTCTCCATAAATCTCATTAGGATTCCATTCTTCTTGTGTCTCTCCTGTTTCTGCTTTCGGTGCTTCTTCTGTAGAGTCTTCAGGCTTACTATCTTCAATACCACCTAGCTTACCTTCGAGTTCTTTATAACTATTAACCATATCTTCTACAGTTTTAAACTTACCTGCAATTAAACCATTATCATCTTTCAGGCTTTCTATATCCTGTGCAGACATTGGTGGGGTTTCGTTTACTTGTACTTGTGATGAAGTCATTGTGGTTTTTTCTTTTAACTATAGTGGATTGTACTGCCATGTCTAGTAGTGACATCTTCTTTAGAAGTCGTAGTCACTTCTTCTTCGCTTGCACCTAGTCTGCTTACTACAGCATCTTCAGGAGCTATATATCTCCCATTATTATCTCTAGGTTTTGTAGTCTTTTTAGACTGGCTGTTCTTCTTGGTTGGCATTGCTATCCATTTGTTGATTTAATAGACCTGCTTCAGCTTGTTTTTTGGGATCAAGTAAAGGCGAACCTACAGCAGCACTACCAAGACTTCTAATCAGTTCTTGTTGCTGTGCTTGTTGCTGTTCAGCAGCGATCTGTTCTCCTGATTTTACCAAAGTTTCAGTTTCTATGCCAATACTGGTAGCTAACCTCTTGATAGCTTCGTCAATATTAACGTATTGTCTCATCACATCAGAACCTAAAGCCTGTGCTATGACTGTAATAAACTCAAGTAGCTTCTCTTTATCCTGTCCTCTTCCAAGTCCTTGAAGACCTGTGATTATAGAGATGCCTACTATATCATCAGGTAGTTTAGGTACTTTGCCTGACTTAACTAGCAGGTGCATACGTCTTTTTAAATAAGGTAGTTGCAGTTCTGAACTCAGGATAGAGTAGATCCCGCCAAGTGTTGACTCTAGTTCCTGTGTAAGAATCTTTAGCTCTGTACTTGTTACTCTTTCTGCGTCACGTTGTACTGCTTTAGCCATCAAGAAAGCATATTGTAATCTCTGTTCTATTCTTTGGATAGCAGTAAAACTAACCTGCAAGTCTGCTCCTTTACCTACTTGTAAGACAGAAACATCTTGTGCATTTCCTTCTCGTATTGCTCCGTTGGGTGCTTTACTTAGAGTACTAGCTCTAGTTGTGCCATTAGGATTTACTAGAAAAACAGTACGAGCAGACGCAGCAGCGTTCTCGATTATAGCTTTCATTAATCCTTCTAAAGAAATTAAATCCCCTCGGTACTCTTCAACGTATCCCCTTCCGTAATGTTCTCCTGAAATTCTGGTAAACCTGAGATTTATAAAAGGCGATATATCTTTCTTAGCTCTACCTTCTGTATTTGGAATAATCTCATTCTTACATTCTTGATGGTAATTAAAATAATCTCCATTTCTTTTGACGTGTGTATATATATCTAAATCTTCCTCCATTGTATCTTCTGTGTATTCTGCTTTCTGTTGTAGATTTTTTAAGAAAGACTCAGGTAAAGCTTTAGCATTTATAGTTTCTTTAATAATAATTTCTAGGGTATTACCATTAGGATCACGTTTACAAACATACTTTTCTAGAGGGTAAACTTGTAGCCCTTCTTCTGTTAGATACAGTAAAACATTCCCACCAACTACTAAATGTTTTAGTGCTTCAAACATAGCAACTCTATCGTTAGATACTTCTATCTCTCTCATCAAAGCATTTTCCACTTTGCGTAATGCTTTATCTATTTCTGTTATAGCTTCTTTACCGCCTTCTTCTTGAGCTATTTTAATTTGATCTAGTACAAGTTTGAAGAAAGGTAAATTAGTAGGGAACAGCCCTGTCAAAAGTTTTGAAGCAAGGCTGTTTGTACCTGCTGCACCTATTCCTTGATAAGGTGTTTTGATTCTAGTTCTTCTTCCACTACTAACAGCAGTCTCAGGTATAAGGTATGGCAAGGTGTACTTGCTAGACTCTTGCCCTTCTCTTAGGTAAGTAGATCGTTCAGTAGCATACTGTTCATACAGTCCTGCTGCTGTAACTTGTTTGGAAGAATACTCCATACTATAAAGGTGTACTTAGATTATTTGATTGTGAAGTTGTATCAGATAACAAAGGGATTCTTAAAGATGCAGTACCTTTTCTTCTGGCTTCCCTCTTCTTAGTTCTACCTGTAGCTGCTCCACTACCTTTAGCTACTTCTCTTTGTTGTCCAGTCACTACTTGTTCAGCAGTCTTCTCAGCTTTAGGTGCTACTGGTTCTGGATCAGGTAATGGAGGTGGTGGGGGAGGGCTTCTAAAACACATAGTTAAACTCTGTTTCCTGACCTATTGCCAGTTGTTGTTGATTTATTAGCCTTATTTCTAAGACCTTTTCTATAGGTACTCATCTTCATCTTAGTGAGTTTACCAGTAGAATCTTTCTTTATTGTATATTTACCACCGCCAGTTTTCAATAGCGACTCAGTTCTATCTAAGTTTGTATTAACAGTTGGGTCAACATAAGTTCCTTCTTCTTTCTGCCTACTCATCTTTAATTTCTCTGTTGCTTTTGCTGTATCTTTTGGGTCATCTACACCTGTTTGTTTCCCTGTAACAACAGGAGGAGCGTCATCAAACTCTGCCTTCTTAGGAGCAGGAGCAGCTTTAGCACCACCAAAGAAACACATAACTAATTACTTAAAACTTTTTGGTTTAACATAGTCTCACGTTGTCGCTTCTGTTGCTCAATAAAATAGTCAACAACAGATCGTTGTCCTGATCTATACCATATCTCTCTATCAGATAAAGACAAGTCAGGGTGGCGATTAGGATACGCAACATCTAATGCTTCTATTAGCTCATCAGTAATAGGTGGTAGCAAGACTATGAATGTAACTATTCTTATAGTAGTTCATAATGTAGAAATATAAATACTTTTGTATAGATTTATGTGTTAGCCTTGAAGTAATGGGGGTGGTTTCCCATTGGTAAAGCAACAAAAGATCCTAGAGTTTTTCATCTCCTGAGTTTCTCTAGGATTTTTTTATGGATTCCAAAGTTTAACTTCTCCTGTGCTGTAGTTATAATCTCCTTCTCTTAATATTCTTGTAAGTCTTGCGTTGAGAATAGCATCAGCAATAGTATATCCTTTCTTTGTATATGTTTCTTGAACCTTAGACCATAGTGCATCTTGTGTATCAGGTGTAGTTGATAGCAACTTACTTGCACTTACCATACCTAAACCTTTAACTCCTATTATTCCATCTCCGCTATCTCCTGCGATAGACATTTCAAACCAGTGTCGCATAGCTTTCTTCTCTGTAATATGTTCTACTTCTTCAGCAGCTATAAGCAAACAAGGTATAGTTCTCATGTCTTTATCAACTGATACTATAACTGGATTCTCATACTGACCATTAGTAGCTAGTAAACCAAGTACGTCATCTCCTTCTAAATTAGGATACGATACACATTCATAATCTTCTTTAAGTAAATCAATAGTATGTTTCATAGCTAGTGGTTTTCTTTTTCCTATCCTGTGGATTTTATATTCAGGAAATATGTTATGCCTGAAAGTTGGATACTCAGAAAAACACATAACAATATTATGTTTAGCTTTAGGCTGTTGTGCTTTAGCTATTGTCTTATATACT